GACTTGCCACCAGCACCAACGCTTACAGCCTTACCTGCACCAATATCAGATGCGTATGCTTTGATATATGCGTAAGCACCACTGTTACCGGCGGCAACACCACCAGTCTGAGATGATGAAGTCGCTGGCGTTCCACCCGACGCTCCTCCCCCGGCAATCATGTGAGCCAGAATGAACTTCATGCCAACTGTAGGAGTGTATTGACCACCTGCTGTAAAGAGGTGCACATTGAGAAGCCTACCGTTTAATGTTCCATCGCTAGAACCAAGGTTTGTGAGAGCCGTAGAAATCGCCGCTGCACCATCTGATTTGATATCGGCAAATGGGTTTGCACGGCTCAGTGTGAGTTTTTGAATGGCTTTTAAAACCTGAGTCATATCGTTAATGTCGAGCGCCAATCCTGCTGACTCTACGATATGCGCTAACTCTTCCTGCATGGCATTAAACGCTGCTGCCCGCAGCCTCGTTGCGGCAATACCACCAGCAACACTTCCATCAGTATATTTGCCATCCTGCGTTGCAGTGGCTTCGACTTGCCCGATTCGGAGCATAGTTAATCCTCACTTAGTGTTAAGCGATAAAATCAGAGGGGGAAATATCAGTTATGAATAATTGAAAATGATGTTCAGATGGGATGGGGCAATTTTGTTGATTGAACACTCCAGTTGTTTATTGCCCCACGATGCGAGCGGATCTCCGCAGTAGGACGCGCCAGCAAGCGAATACTTGATCGTTGTTTGTGGCGCATTTATCCGCCAGGTAAATGGCCACTCGTCACCGTTAAGCGCATCACCGCATACTGACATGCCACTCATAGCGGGCCGGAACTGTGTGATAGTGATGGTATAACCAAGAGCTGCAGCCACCCGGATGTAATAATCGCGGTTCAGGCCGCCGGTGCTGATTAACTTTGCCACCACGGCGCGCTGGCGATCGCTGACGCCACCGGATTCACCAATCGCACAATCATCTGGTAACCCCAGAGAGCTTTCCCATTCTGACAACATTACCGTCGCTGTAGGGGGAAAAGCACCAGTAATCAGGCTTTGCGCATCGTTGTCAGAACGCTGAAACGCGCTGCCCAGTGCCCGTAATACCGCAGCCTGTACCGTTCTTTGCGACCGGGGCCACGCCCTGCCCGTCGGTAGCAGCGCACCAAGCGCACCGGCATAATCATTTTTTGAAAAGAGGCTCATACAAAATTCACCCCGCCAAGCACCGGAATTTCGCCAACAGCAAAGGTGATATTGGCCGTCGGAGAGTTAAGAATATAGCCCGTCGTGCCGCTAACACCGCCGATACTCCCGTTAATATCAGAGAGGTAAACTTTCCCGGAACCATCAGGGTTAGCTTCATCAAAAAACAGCGCCGTCAGCGCGTCTTTTATCCCCTGAACTGTGGTGCTGTCGGCATTTTTGATCCCAGAGATTTCAATATTGATGACTTTCTTGATCGGGGAACATACGAAAACAATGGCAGTGTCTGTCTGCTGCGGATAGATGTGGTCGGCGACAGCGAGCTGGTCTCCGGTGGCTTTAACAGCCCCCCAGTCCTCAAGTTGGGATATTCCGTCGGTACCGACCGGAAACCCACCATTGTCATTCCGATCACACATGATATACACGCCAACGGTCCCGGCCCCGTTCAGACGCCGCTTTACCCACGCGCGGGTGACGCCCGAAACCTCAAGCGCCCATTTTTTATAATCGGCGGCGCTTCCACCCTGAGGCGGATTCTGCCATGCCAGCAAGCCACGACTGCGAAAATCCTCTTCCGTTTCAATATCGGCTCCGCCGGTCGCAGCGGACAGTAACGTTACCTGTGGATCCACGCCAGCAATATTCGCGTCCAGGGTCATTATGGTCCCGGCATCAGCGTTACCGCGCGCGCCTCCACCCGTTACATCACTGGTAATATCCGGCAGGATGGCCGTCACCGCGACGATACCAAATCCATCTGCCTGAATTTTAAGATCTGCATCCGTCCGGTACTGGTATCCGTCCCCGCGGTTAATGATCGAGCCAACAGGGATAATACAGTCAACACTGCCACTAGCCTGTACCGCAGGCGACTTCGCCGCTGCAGCTGGTTTTCTGAATACCTGCTTAAGGGCCATCCACCCGGCGAGATACTCATCGGTAGAGGTAAACGGGTTTGTCTGCAGGGCAATATAGTCAAGGTAGGCGTAATGCAAATGCCCCATCCCCGCATCCATGTCAGCCAGTACCTTCAGGTTCGCGAAGCGCAGGAGCGCACCAACATCCTCAAGCTCCGCCTGCATAAATTTCCGGTTTCCGTCGCGGAGTTCGCTCAGCGTCGGTCGTTTAAACGGCATATTAACGTTGCTCCCATATCCAGTAAAACCTGAATTCCTGCCAGCCCTTCCCCGGTGCCTGATAGCGGATAATGAGATTGAGCCGGTCAGGCAGGACGATCCTTGCAACAGGAATAACCTCGCTGACAACGCCATCAACCTTTAACCAGTTGAGCGCTTCACTCGAGTATTCCTCCGCTTTTTTTGCTACATCCGGGGTCAGTTTTTTCCGCCGTAGCAGCCACAGCCGGGATCCCAGTTGGGATTCCTCCCCGGAATCCCCCCACCAGCCGCGGCGATCGCTACCCTCATAATCATCGTCAGCGCGCGCCAGCCTGTCGGTAAACAGGCTGTCCAGTATTGCAGTCTGTAAATCGTTCCCCGTGGTGAGTTCACCCAGCCCTTTCTGCCAGTCAGCAAACATCTCATCCACATTCCAGAATGAAGCGATGTCACTCATGTCACCTGATCCTCTGTTTTTTGGCTGCGGATATTGTCATTGCCACTCTGGGCATTTTTAACCACATGATCATGGTCATTATGTGCATCCCGCAGCTCTTTCAGTGTTCGGGTATTGGTTTCACAGTTATCAACAATGTCACCCGTGCACCTCAGGATCGGGGTATTTGCAAGGATCCCCTGGCTGGCATTGATGGTCACGTTAGTGGCGTTATTGACCTCAACATTCTGGCCCTTTGCATCCAGGAAGATCCCCTTCTCCGTCAGGAGAATATTAAGGCCCCACTGGTTATACATGACCGTTTCGCCCGCTTTCAGGCCTGTATGACGGAACCCCTGATGGTTGGACGCAATTACCACCGCGCTGGAACGATCACCGCCAATAAAAGCCAGAACCACGTCAGTCCCTGACGGCAGGCCGGATGAAAAGCCAAATTCTGCCATCCGCGGAGCGCTGGCCACCTCCAGCGGAGTCTGGTACTGGATAGACTGCACCACCCCACCATCTTTCATAGCCGTGATCCGGCCAATCCCCAGCATGCCGGCGATCCTGGTCGCTGCATGTTTAAATAGTTGCTTCATGTATTGAATCCCGCCAGGTTCTGGTAGAAGGCATATGGCTGAACGGAGAATGCTTCAGGCGGCATCAGCGTCATGCGTGCATGGGTGCCGTAGTCATCGCGCATATAGGTGACTTCTGCCAGTAGCAATTCAGTCTTCGGCAACCGTAAGGTGGGAAGATCAACGGGGATCAATGTGTTTGGTTCCCACAGTTTCCCGTCTTTATCCCGCCAGGAATCGATGGTTACCGAGAGCTGTTTTGAACGTCCGTACCGCCGGTTCATTTCCCAGTCGATCGCACTTTGTGCCTGTTGAGTAGCCATCAGGGTACTTTCCACAATCGATATATGTTTTCGGTACCGCATGCGGGCGGCCTCCGGATCTCTCGCCGTTGCCAGAGTCACAGCGTCATAGGCCGTATCAGGCGAATACCCTGCAATTGGAGAAACGCTCATTGATACACCGACATAATCTGAAAACCTGTCAGCCATCGATTTGCGGTAGTATGCCTGCTCGACATTTACCCCTTCGGCTATCCCACTTGCCGCACGACGTGTTCCCACCCGGGTCAGTAACAGGTTTCCATCGGGCTGATCGTAGTAAAGCAGAGCAGACCATCTGGCCACCCGATCGATGACTTCTTGCGGAGACTCACCCCAGTTCAGAGTGAACTGGGGTACCTTCACAAGTTCATCAACATCCGTGGTTACGGTGATGCCGTAGTAGGATGCCAGGCGAGAAGCAATTTCAAGCGCATTACTGGCATTGATGACGTTGTTAGGCCACTCGGCTGAGCAATCCACCAGGTCCTGACATTTGCTCCTGCCCGTGGCGCGGACCTCATGGCGGGAGCGCGATAGTGCGGGTTCCCAGTCATCAACATATCCCGTCAGTGTCAGATCATCTCCGATACGAACTTCACAAGACATTCCCTCTTCAACGAGTTGACGATCTTCGTTGCCAGGGAAGTAATCCATTAGCCCAAGATCGAAATCAGAGGGAAAACGCTCAATACCCCGCGTTACCCGGACAGAATCCCACCCCTCGATGATTTTGCCGTCGACCGTCAAAGAAACAACATCCAGATCGCTGTCTGCATTCATTGCCTCAGTACCTTCATGGTTGTCGGCATAAACGCCGGATGCGGTACGCGCGCTTCCTGTACCAGTTCATCTGCACGGGTGGCATCCTGGTATAATCGGTTTGCCAGCGTCAGCGCCGGAAGCGGCTGAGCGGTAGTAACCTGCAGAAGCTCGCTCAGACCAGAAGCACGCTCACTCATCGTAGAAAGGAATGCCGATCTGACGGCGAGAAGCGCGTTATACATATCATCGTCCGCGCGGTCTCCAGCCAGAACCAGCGCCGTATCAAGTTGCACAGAAACTCGTTGAGTTAACTCTTCTGCCTCGTCTGTACTGGCTGGTCTGGAGTCCGCAGCGGCACTGGTCATGGCACCAGTACATAGCACAACAATCAGCGTGTTCATGGTCGCCGAAATCGCTTTGCTGCTGTCGGACTGCTGGTACTCCGTGCTGATTGAATTAGCCAGTTTTTCCAGCGCTGTGATTCGGTCATTAACGCTGCCGGCGCTGTTAAGAATTGCGTTTACCACGTCGGCGACGCCCTGGACAAACTCATCAGGTGTGTTGGAGCTGCTAAGCTGGCTCGACCTGTCGGTAACATTTTTCCGGTCCATTACCGACTGGGCTGTTACCTTGTCAGCCAGTGCTCTCTCATCATCCACATCAGCAACTGACGATTTGCCAGCAACAGCAGAGGAACTACCGCCCACAGAGCCTTTACTGTAACGTCCGTACCGGGTATTCCCGAACGTGGAGTTCAGGACATTGCTGAGATTCGTGACCTGACTGATGGTGCTGTCAACCATGTTAGTCCAGAACGTGACCGTGCCTCTGATGGTGTTTATAGCCTGTGTGACACCGCGGATTTCACTCTTAACTCTGGCAATCGTGCTCAGCACAGCAGTGCTGACCAGTTTCAGATAGTTGGTTTTCACCGTGGCGCCTGCAACGGTACTGCCCGTGACAGCAAACACTTTAAGCCCTGATTCAATTGCCATCAGGGTAAATTCAAATACTCGCCCGTTCTCCATCGAACCGGAAATACGCAAACCATTCTCAGGGATGGAAACCGTTAATTCGCCCAGTGTCGGATGGACAAGCGTACCGCTACCTTTTTGTTCACAGGCTTCAATCAGTGACTGGCGCTGCGTGATAGCATCGCCGCCGCCGTAAACCTGGCTGTTCTGGATCAAGAAACCGCGAATAACAAATCGCCGTGTTGCCCGCCCGATATCCTCTATCCAGGCTGTATCACGGTAGGGATATTCATGTACCGCCTGGCGTCGGCCGTGGCTCCCTTCCTCAGCAACAATTGCAAATGGCACACCTCTGAATGAGCTGGGCCGTAACTGCCCCTGCCAGTCATCGCTGGTATCTCCCCCCAAAAGAGAAGTTATTGCGTCCTGGATAATTGACGGCATCACGCCTCCGGAAATAAAAAAACCGCCATGTCGGCGGTTTACATATGCACTGAAATGACTTATCTATTTATCGCTGGATCCATTACGGTCAAGAGATTCGGCGATCCTGTAAAGATGCTCAGACGCCTTGAATGAGTTCATTAGGAACTCATAAAGCACACGTAAAAGCAATGCACTTACCACCGATATCGTAATCGCCGTGAAATTCATTGAGACAACAGAAAAAACGAGGAAAATGCCAATTACCAGGTAAACAAGCGCAAAAACCTTTGGAGTCTAAATGGCTTTTGCTCCAAAAACTTTTTCATTCATAACTTCTTCCTTAACGAAATGACGACAGTGATCAGTAATTCATGGCCGTTGTTATTCTGCCATTATTTTCCGCATTATAGGTTTTTCGCTCACCCTTATCATTAACCATTGTGATTTCGAGCTTAAGTGGTTGTTCTGACATTGCCTCTTTAAGAGACTTAGCCAGATTGTCGCCGAGTACACTTTCATCACTTTTCTTACCCGTATCACTCAGAATGATGGATTCCCGATTTCTGTTCTGCGAGCCTGAGAGAATATCAGTTTCATCACTCGGGTTACTAAGAGTGCTGGAGTCACGATTTCCAGTTTGCGAACCTGAGATAATATCATATCGCTGTTGAGCCAGAACTTCCGGGCTACGTAAACCCTTCCACCGATCGTCAATGATGGCCGTCCGGACAGAATCGCTCAGTTCATTTTCGGTATACGGCTGTGCTCCGCTTTCATGTTTAATCATTGCTGCCATCAGTGTTTTTAACACATCAGGATCGTGGAGATTAATACGCTGCTGCGCTCCAAACCCAGTACTTTTTGATACGGAATCAATATATGCACGAGTATTATTCTCTGATTGCGGAGCATAGGTATGAATAATCCCATCCAGAGTATTATTCCCCCTGTCACCATACAACATCAGCTGTCTCGCCATTGCAGCTCTTCCGTCGGCATCATTCGCAAAGGTAGAAAATCCGCCATTTTTACCCGTTGCGTTTGCTGCAGCCCTCAAATTACCGGGATTATTATTTCTGAAGCCAATTGCGTTATTCCTTGTTTCCCCGTAAGGAACATTGCCGCGTGCAACGTTGGATTGTGGCTGGCTGATAGCGGATAAGTCATTCTGCAATTGAATCGCAGAATCGGTCGCGCGGTAATTCGCATCGTACCGCTTTCTTACAGCATCAGTCATGAAACCCGCGTCAACCTGCCCACGTTCACTGCGGGGTAAGCTGTTATAAAGTTCCTTATCGTTCTGAATGCGCCGTAGTTTCTCAGCATCATTGCTGTTGATAAAACCGAGAGCATGAGACAGCCCAGTAAAATCACCATTAGTGAACAGATCGGTAACACCTTCAAGGCCGTCTTTGACTGAACCATCCGAAAGAATGGTCTTAAGTGCCTTGTTTTTTGAACGTTGCCACAGACCATCCCAGGATGCGCTGAGCTCATTCATAGTGCCGTTCACTTCACTCAATTGCTGATTTAGTGCCGGATCCACAGTCAGACCAAATTCATCCGATTTCGCCAGCAGCTTTTTCATGCGCTCACCGTCACGCATTAGCGCCAGCAATTCGGGCGTCAGCCCAAGTGCATCAGCGGCGGACTTCTGCTGTTCAGGTCGCAAGGTTGGAAAAATTTTTGCGATAGACTCCAGTGTTTTAAGGGTATTTACTGAACCATCGCTGTTTTTTTGGATTTGAGCACCAATTTGCGCCATCGCTGCCATAACCCCCTCGTTTTTACCACTGGCAGCCTCATTGAATGCTTTGAAAATACCTTCTATTGATGCATTAGCGCTCTCGCTGTCTGCCCCAAGAATACGCATTGCCCCGGAAAGTCGGGTAAAATCGTCAACGCGCATTCCCGCATTTTTTGCCGAGACATCAAGATTATAGGCCTGACGGGATGCCTCCCGAAATCCATAAGCGACCTGTTTCAGTCCGTAGCCGGCAGCACCGGCTAACCCCAGCGCCCCCATCTTCCCCGTGAGCTCCCCCACCATTTTCAGTGGGGGAACCATGTCGCCAATAAACTGCACGTTATCCCGCGCGCTCTTCGACATATTCTCGAGGCGAGAAATAAAACCGCTCAGTCCGTCGGCTGTTTCCTGACCGCCTAACTTGAGCCCTTCTTTAGTTTTATCTAGCTTCGGCTCCAGGTCACGGACAGCCTCATTAATGCGGTCTATAGCCTCGCTAACCTGGTCGCTGGCCACCAGCTCAAAATCAAAAGAATTACTCATCGTCTTCAGGTTTCCTAAGCTTGTTTATCCGGGATGCCTGCGCCACCCACCATTTCAGCCGGGCGCGGGTCATTCCCCACGCCCTGTCCTCAGACCAGCGGAAATAGAAGGTGACGTCAGCGGCCATTTCCTGCCAGGTTGTCAGGGCTTCCAGGTCAAAAAACTGAGCAGATACTCCTCACACTTACGGAAGTCGAGAAAATCCATCGGCTGCAGTACGCTTTCACGCGTACCGGAAACCAGCGCAATAAGCAGGCGCATCGCCGCGAGCGACGTTGACGCAGCCTGTTTCTCGTAAAACTGCTCAGCCTGGCTTAGCGTGGGTGCTTTCAGCTCCAGCTGCGTATAAGTGGTCTTCTCCGCAGCATCATCCAGCGCTACGGTTAATGGAATGGTTTTAACGCGTTCAATCTCAGCCATCTTAGTTCTCCGTTACGTCGCGGCCTTCCCAGCGAACATCAAATACTGCATCTTCGCTTTCCACTTCCTGGACGTTGACCGTCCAGAGTGAACGGCCAATGATAGTTTTCCCGTTAGCCAGCTCGGCGATCACGTTGACGTTCGTCTGCTGGTTAAAGCCCTGCACATTCGTTCCGCCACTGTCACGCAGTCGGGCAGAAATGTATGGCGCCACAGGTTTTTCCTTATATCCGTGCACACCATCCATCCCTGTCAGGGTGGTACGGTTTACGGTGGCAGCCTGGTATTTAAACGAGCCCTCCACCATTACCGTCACACCGTTAACAGTGACATAGGCGGTTCCCGCCAGGCGGTTAGTAGTATCACCTGCCATCGTTTAAGCTCCTGTTGATTCAGCCCGAGTGCGGAACTGATTGAGCAGCGCGAAAATGCGCAACTGGTTCATGAGGGTTCCCGGCCACAGCACATCGACGCGGTTCGGATTTTTGGCGTTCTGCTCGACGATGATATTTTTTGCGAATGCCTCCGCATCCTGCGCATAACCGTTCCATACCAGAGTCTGGTACTCGGCAATCTGATCGGCCTTGATAATGTTTGGCGTGACGATCGCCGCGCCAGGTGCAAATCGGGTTCCATCCGCAGCAAGCTTCATACGGCCAAACTTGCTGGTCACCGCTGTGCGCAGGTAGCGGGTCACAAACATCAGGCTGAACAGCGTCTCCACTTCCAGATAACTGTCATCTGCATCGCCATAGCTGTTTTTCTGGTAGGTGGTGATCAGGTTTTCAATGCGCACCGTGCCATCGTCATCGACCGTAAATGTCGAAATGCCGCTGTACAGCAGATTGTTACGCTCGGTCAGCTCAAAGCGATCCTGCAGTTCTGGCGCAAGCACCCCCTGAACAGCGAGCGACTGTAGCGGGCGGCCGGGGTCATTACGCAGACTCACCGCAGCTGCGCCGGTGTAAGCTGCAGACCATGCCCAGGAAGGGGACGGCGATTTATTTACGCCCAGCAGGGTCTCATGCTGGTTATTGCGCAGCTCACCTTTGGTACCGAGCTGGGCGTAAGTCCCGGTGGTGGTACCAAAGGAATGGCCATAAAGCTGCTTGTCCCATGCCCAGCGACCGCCAGTGTCTGACAGGAACTCCTTCATCACATTCAACGAGGTTGTATCGTCGTAAGGGTTGATGATGAAATCGAATGTCCGATCCTGCAGGTTTGCCAGCGCGCCGGTAATATCCGGAGCCCCGACTCCGTTAGACATAGCAGTAATCGTCAGTTCCAGGCCTGCAGGTGTGGACTCGCCTCCAGGTAAGCCGAGGAAGTTCAGGCGAATGTCGATCCCATTACCCGTAGCACCAAGATTCTTCGCGGTCAGGGTTACGGTATCCGTAGTCGCACTGGCGGTTACAGGTAGCGTGGTTTTTGCGTTAATCGCCGCGGCCAGAGAGGTGGCGATCGCTGCCACCGTATCTGTTGCTACAACGGTCAACTGAATGCGCTCACCAGCAATATAAAGGGAGATCACTCCGGTTGCCGTCGGTGCGCTGCTCACTTTAATGGTGCCGGTTGCAGCCACCATGGAATCGGAGTCTTCCTCCAGCGGCAGGATCCAGACTTCGGCTGCGGTATCATTTTTCTGATACGCCGCCATCATGGCCTGCAGAATTCCCCCTTTTCCTGTCAGCTCACCGACGGTATCCGAAGAGGAAACTCGCTGCGGAATACCAGGGAGGGTTGAGCCGGTACTGAGCATCCCACCGATAAGCAGGGTGCGCTGCGTGGCAGTGGCGTTATTCGCCATTGAGTTATCAAACTCAACGAAGAAAAGCCCTACCCGCAGGTTATCGGGAACACGAGCGAAAGGTACGGTCATTCATTTTCTCCCGCTTTTTTAGGTAATGATTGTTTCTCTGGCGCGCCCTCATCCTTTTTAGAGAGGATCACGTCCCCATCGCTCAGACGGCGACGCCAGAAAATATTGTCAGGTACTTCAGCACCCTCTTTAGGCAATGGGATGCCCTTGACGGGGCAGCGAACGCTGAGCCCGTTGTTCGGCTTAACAAACATGGATTACTCCTGAAGATTGAGGCTGATACCCGGTTTAACTGTGCCGTCTGGCATGTCGACCGCAATATCCATGCCCTCAAGGGGAACCGACTGGACAGGATAAAAATCTTCCGGCCCCTGGTAATGCTCTATGTCGATCTCGAAAAGAAGCTGCCCCATATGGGCCTCTCCTTCTGAATCAACATTGATGGTTGAACGAACTTCCGCGTATTTCTGAATATTCCGCGTCAGTTCGTAGCTGTTGATCACCGCGCGCTCCACCTGCTCGCGAAGGCTTTCAAGCGCCAGCTCTGCCCGCATGGCTCCATCATCCACTGTATCGCCGTCATACTCCTGAACGCGCCCAGTGATCCTGACAGTGGTGAGGGTGGTAAAAGCAGGGGTATTACGCCCCTGTGATTTTTTCTGTTCAAAAGGCGTCTGAACCAACAACACAGGATACATATCTGGTGAAGTTGACCAGTCGCGTGGAGAGAATACGCGGTCGCCCGCGCTGGTTGTCCCGGTTAGTGCAGTGACAACCATTTGCCGAATCGCTGCTGAATTCATCGCGGTTTTACCACATTGAGGACAAGACGAGATCCGCCATGACTGTCGGGTTCGACGTTTGACACAACAAATAACTGATTGATGATGTGACCACCGACCGTCTTTATAAATACCCGGTCAGATACAGCAGGTTGGGATTTACCCAGCTTGCGAAATTCAGCATCGCGCACACCCAGCATCGGGCTGGAGGTGTTAATTTCTGAATCGCCATCAAGGTTTTCAGCAACCTGCGCATAACCACGGTCAAAAATCCCGTTAATTGTAAAAGGAGTACCGTTACGTGGACGGTACTCGTGCTCATCGCCAAAGACATCATGCAGCGGACTCAGAAGATGAGAATCCCAGTCCACGCCCATGTCATTACCCTGTCGTAACTGAAACTGATGGCTGAGAAGCAAGAACTCGCTTACGAAGCACATCAACATCAGCAATAACGCCGGACTGCAGAAGACGCTCAGCATCTTTGCCGGTTACAGGGATGCGCATATTTTCGCGGTACATCTCCCCGTCATGACGAATGCAATTCCCTTTCAACACCACATACTCCTGCGATTCAGTGTCTCCGGATTTTTCGTCACCACCATCGTCATCAACAGACAATTCGGCATCATCTGTTTTGCTCAAAGGCTGTTTTTCCTGGGTGTTATCGCCAGCATTCAGGTCGTCAACGCTCAGGCCGTCTTTGGCAGATCCTTCTGCATTCAGATCATCAGCCAGCCCGGTATTAGGTTTTTTTGCCATATCAGACCACCGTTGCGCAGAGGGATGCATTTACCCGGCTCGGAATAACCAGCGGGGAGGATTGCATCAGGATAAGACGCTGGGCTGGATCTTCTTTCACCCAGGATTTTGGCGCATAAGCCAGCGGACCGTAGTTGAAAGCCGGGTCCAGGATAACGCCAAAGGCGCGGGTACCCATCAGATCGGCACCACTCATAATGACAGCGCCATCGGGGATCATAGGCTTCTCGACGTTGTCCAGCGGGTCAATAAACCAGTCGTTATATAACCAGAGGTCAAAGTTACCCCAGCGCCCTTTATAAATTGCGCCCTTCATTACCTGTGGGCCGGCGTTAATCTGGTTACCAAACGGGCTCAGCGCCGGGAATGTAATGGCGTTATCCTTGATGGTGGTATCCAGTCGGAATGCACGCCATGACTTATTCGTAAAGACCAGATCCGTGGCGACAGAGCCGGACTCTTTCAGGAAAGTAGTCTGCCAGATTTCAATGTCATCTGATGGCTGGGTATTGGTAGCGCCAGCTGCAACGGTCAGTGGCCATTTATCCGAGCCGCTAAGAGTGATGGTCAGATCCGAAGCACGCCCGAAATCCACCACCTGAGTTTCATAGCCCTCCCCGGCGACGGTTACGGTCCCAGACACCAGCGCACTCGCCGCCATCCATTCCAGACGACGGTTGATCATGTCAATCTGGTCAGTCATTTCAAACTGAAGGTTCAGCATTTCGCGCTCGGCAGCGGTATATTCCCCGCCAATACGCTCACCAATCTGGCGGCGGATAGGTTTGCGCAGGTCCGGCGCGCGCTTATCTTTGATGTATGCCGGTTTGAAGGTATTGGTCTGGTATTTACGGGATTCGACCAGCTTACCTTCCACCAGCGGGGAGACGAACGGCGCCATACGACGCAGGCCGACATCAACATCAATCGCCACTTCTTCAGTCTCGTAAGTTACGACATTCGGGAAGAAGCGATCGAGCAGCCAGTTCTGACTGGTTTTCAGGTTAG